ACAAGCTCTGTGCAAGGTGCTATTAGAGTCAACGAACAACTTAAATATCTACCTACCACTGCCAGCGGCCAGAGCACACAGGGTGGCGCCAATCCTAAAACAAACGAACCTGCTGCTAACGCCGCAGATCAACTCTACAGTCCCGCCGATCTCAAAGAAGCAAATTTGACCATTGTGGGAGATCCTGCGTGGCTACAACAAGGTGAAGCTTTTGTTGCATTAAACAAAAGCGATCCCAACTATTTCAAAGCATTTTTGGCCGATGGCACAATCAACTTTGACGCTCAACAAATACTGTTTGAAATTGCATTCAATGCACCTAGAGACTATAATCTTGCCACTGGCCTGGCCCAACCTTCAGCAGATCGGCTGAATTCTACCACCCAGTTGGATCAAGTAACCAGAACACCAGGTGCTGCACAATTCAGCAGAATTTACATTGCCAAAGAGTGCAACAGCGTGTTTGAACGCGGAAAATTTATTCAGCATCTCAAAGGGTCGTTGATGGTATTTTATCCGCCGGGCAGAAGGGAAGGCCGCCCACTGCCACAAGCCGTTGCACCTGCTCCAACTGCTGCTGCACAAGCAGCACCCACAGTTTCTAAAGCACCAGCATGGGCTCGACCAACTTCAGTTACAGGACAAACGCCAACAAGTGCGCTGGCAATTGGAACTCAGCAGATATTGAGACCAGCATCGCAACTCAGTAATCCAACTCTGGAGCAGTTACGAGGCAGTCCGGTATACATACAAGCTCGACGCCGGAATGTTCCACCAGCAGAGGCATTGGAGCTTGCAAGAGCAGCATTTGCTGCAGGCACCAACAATTATTCAGGTACCATACTACCTGGATTCAGAGATACATCAGGAACAGCAGTCCCAGGTTCGGGTGCCAATAACACACAACCTATTGTCAAAGACGGAAACCCAGGATAAGATATGTCAGAAAATTTAGATAGCAGAGGCCGTCCGCCAGAATATAAATTTGATCGTGGCGGCACACCCGTGGAAATGGGTCCATTCATCGGCATCGTGGTCAACAATGTCGACAACACACGGGCAGGCCGTTTACAAGTTTGGATTCAGCAGTTTGGATCTACCAACTACGATGGAAGTCCCAATCTTGAAGATACGTCATCTTGGCGAACTGTAAAATATTGTTCTCCATTCTATGGCGCAACCAAACAAAGTGGTATCACAGGTGTGGGATCCTATCCTGGAAATCGCAACAGTTATGGTATGTGGTTCACACCACCAGATCTTGGCACCCGAGTGCTGTGTTTCTTTGTGTCTGGCGATCCCACCACAGGAGGATACTATCTTGGGTGCATACCCGAAGACGGTCTCAATCACATGATTCCGGCCATTGGTGCAAGTGCAAACTATGCAACCAATAACCCCACTCAGCAACAACTGTTGAGCGACGTTCCCACAGCAGCAGTAACAGAAATCAACGACATTGATCCTGCATTTACCAACAGTCCCAGATTCTTTGATCAGAAAAAACCTGTGCAGAGCACAGTTGAAGGTATTTTGTTTCAACAAGGACTTGCCAAGGATCCCATTCGTGGACCAATCAAAAGCAGTGCGCAACGCGAGAGTCCGTCCAACTGTTATGGTATTTCCACACCTGGCAAACCAATTTATCAGGGCGGCTACGATGAAAAAACTTTCAAACAAGCTCTGGAACGTGGCCAAGTAAGACTGCAAGACATCGCAGTGATCGGACGTCAAGGCGGTCACACTTTTGTCATGGACGATGGCGACATCGACGGCAAGGACACACTGATACGTATTCGCACAGCCAAAGGTCATCAAATTACCATGAGTGACGACGGTGATGCATTCTACATCACTCATGCCAATGGTCAGACTTGGATAGAATTTGGAAAATCAGGCACAGTAGATGTGTATGCAACCAATTCTATCAACCTAAGAAGCGAAGGCGTGTTGAACTTTCACGCCGATCGAGGCATCAACATGTTCAGCGGTGGCTCCATCAGAATCAAAAGTGCCAAAACAACATTGATCGACAGCGCAGAAAATTTGTTGTTGAACAGCGAAAAAACCACGCTGGTCGCATCCAAACAGTTCTTGGGCATGCGCAGCGATGGCACACTGGCTCTACAAGGAAGATCTGCTTCAATGAAAAGTGCTTCTCAGTTGAATTTTCAAGCAAGTTTGATCAACCTCAACGGAGGACAAGCAACTTCGGTGCCGCAGGCGCCATCGATTCCCAATACAATATTGCCAGACACTGAATTTGTAGCTAGTCGCGGCTGGACATCATTCCCCAACAAATTGGAAACCATAGTGACTCGCGCCCCCACACACGAACCATTTGTGGGCCACGGTCAAGGAGCCAATGTCAGTGTAAACTTGAATCCTATCACAGTTGAAATACCAGATTCACAAAGTGCTGCTGGACAAATTTACACTCAAGTCGAACAACGATCAATAACAGCTCCGGTGACTTTATCACAGGTTGCTGCAGAACCTCTGGCTGTTGCACCAGCAGGACCGCTGTCACAGTCACAGGTCACTGTGATGACTGCACAAATGGCAGCTGAATATTCCGGCAGATATGGAGCCTACGACAATAATGGCAATTTAAATCCAGGGTGGGAACTAGACGAAAGCAACCTTCCAGTGTATCTTGGACCTGAGCTAGGTAGTCCCAGTCGCGGTGTGGGCACTTATGGACAAAATGTTGCGGCTCTGGTGGCCAGCGGCCTGGTTAATCCTGCTGCATTGAATTTGATAGCCACTGGTGTGTCTCCAGATACTGTGCTAAAGTCTGCTGCAACCTGGACTGGACAGTTTGGAACCAACTCAGTCAACGATTACCTCAGCAATAAAACTCTACAAAATGTGGTGCAGGTAGGGTTATTAATTGCTGCATACACAGGACTGGTTGATCGCGGAGTGTTAAAAGGAAACGAACCCCCAAGATACACAGCCACATTTGTGCAGCCAGCAACCACTTACGGGGTAGACTCAGTGACTCAATGGATAGATGGTTTTGCTGACAGTGCACAGGTTGATGAGTTGTCTACTGCTGCCCGCCAGGGTCAATATGCCATTGACTTTGAAGAGTTCTATGGAGAAGACTTGAATCTGATAGATACTGTGCCCACTGGACCGTTTGAAGCACAACGAGACACTATTGATCAAGCAGTTGCTGATATTATCGGCAATCCAAAGGTGCCAGTGCCGCAATACACTGACATTCCTGCAGCAGTGGCCGACGTGGCAAATACCACATCGGTGCTACAACCCGACGGCACCATTGTTCGAGTTCCTGTGACAGTTGTAAACACAGATGAAAATGGCATTTTCCGCTTTGCGCCTGGTTCTCAATCAAGTTAAATACAGTTATGCCTGCATTCATTGGATTTAATACACAAGGTCAATTCAAAAAGTTTACATTGACCGATTCAGCATTGATCAAACGTGATTTCTTAAATGCTATCAACATACGTCAAGGTCAGATACCGGGCCGCCCTCAAGTTGGCACTATCATCTGGGACAACTTGTTTGAAAATCAGTCCGAAGAAACTGATCAAGCCATGATCAACGAACTGCAGAGACTGGCTGGCGGCGATCCTCGCATACAGATTTCCAACATTGAAATTTTTCCGCAACAAAACGGAATTCTACTGCAGGTAGAACTGATATTGGTGCCCAGCACAGAACCTCAACGCCTGGCAATATTCTTCGATCAAAACACACGAGCTGCTAGCTACGTTTAACTACGCCGTTTTTAGTTTCCATAAATAAAACAATAATGGACTACTATGGCTAAGACTACTAGACAAACCGCTATATTTGGGGTCGAGGACTGGAAAAGAATCTATCAGACCTATCGCGAAGCAGACTTTCAAAGCTACGATTTTGAAACTCTGAGAAAAAGTTTTGTTGACTACCTTCGTCTTTACTATCCCGAAACATTCAATGACTACATTGAAAGTTCGGAATTTATTGCTTTGCTGGACATTATTGCGTTTATGGGCCAAAGTTTGGCTTTCCGCAACGACTTAAACGCCAGAGAAAACTATCTTGACACTGCTGAACGCAGAGACAGCGTTGTGCGCTTGGCCAACTTGGTCAGCTATACACCCAAGCGTAACACTTCAGCATCGGGCTATCTCAAGATTTTTTCTGTAACAACAACAGAAAATGTCATAGATGTCAACGGTATTGATCTAGCCAACGTTACCATTAACTGGGCAGACCCCACAAACTTCAACTGGCAAGAGCAGTTTGCAGCAGTGATCAATGCCAGCTTGGTCAGCAGTCAGCGCATTGGACGTCCAGCGAATAGAACAACTATTTTGGGTGTTGATACAGCAGAATACACCGTGAATCTAGTTCCAGGATTTTTGCCA